TTGACTTGCGCCGTATCGATTACCATGCCATACGATAAGGTCTCCTGGAAGAGCCTGTGAAGTAGGATGCGCTGTCGCCCCCTGCTTGACGGCCCAATCCATCAATCCCTTGGCCGAAGCGATGCCACCGGCCGGAACCTGTGCCCCAGCTCTCTTATAGATCTCCGAAAGGAATAGCGCACAGCTTGCGACATTTTGCGGTGTGTTGATACTGTCGAACGCATGGCTTACAACCGACTTGGCAAGATCGGATACGCCGGCGGTATCGGCAGCCCGTTTCGCCTCCCCTGCGCCGGAAATTACCTGCTCATGCTGAAGTGTCTTGACCTTCTGCAGGTCCGCTTGATCGGATGCAATCCGCGCCCTCACTGCCATCACATTGTTGATGAATGGGGATACCTTCGGATCAAATCCCTCTCCGGCCAACTTCGTCCGAATGAATGAGTCGATGTTTGCGCCTTGCGGCTGCTTCATCGTTTCATCCAAGGCTTCTTGAAGCTGATTGATCTCGCGAATAAGATCATTGTTCACGGCGGTTAAGGCCTGGCTTCCCCCCGCTGCCTTCATATGGGCGAGCGTATCGGCGTAACGCTCTGCAGAACTTCTCGCATCGTCCTGCGCGGATTCGACTTCACCCCATTTCTTACCGAGGGTTACGACAAATCCCGTAGCGGCGATTATTGCCGCCACATAGGGAGCGCCAACGGCGAGGGCTGCCGCGCCTCTCGCCGCCATGGTTGTGCCGGATGCGATCGCGGCCGCGTTTGCTAATGCGAGCGCATCAAGTCCTCGTTTTGCCGACGATGCGACGGCGAATATTCCACCCAATCCGCTCAGCATTGGACCCAACGCGGCACCCAGGGCAAGACATCCGATGATGACTTCCTGCAGCGGCCTGGGCATGCCCGCGAACGACTTTGCAAGGTCGCCGGCATGCTTTAGTAGATCCTCTAAGGCGGGGAGTAAGTCACGTAACGTTGGAACGAGGTCATCGCCGAAGGCCTTCGCCGTTTCCTCGACTTCGCTCCACAGCATCATAAGCTTTGAACCTGTCTTTGATGCTACGATCCCCGTTCGATCTTCCAGGGCCGTCATTTGCTGCCAGCCCTCAATCGCATCTCCACGCAGTTTTGCAGCCTGTTCGAAGCCGGTTGCCAGGTTCAAAACAGATTGGCGCAAACGGATATTTGTGATCCCCATTTTCGACAAGGTATCAATGGAACTACGGCCGCCTTTTTCCAGACGAGCCAGGCCCTCGACATATGCCATAATCGCCGCAAAGCCGTCCTTCTGGAAGAGAGCCTTGAACTCGGCATTCGTCATGTGCGCGGTGGTCGCAAATTGCGTGAGGCTTGTGCCGCCGCGAGCTGTGGCCGTGCCCAATTTCCCAAGAAGCTGCATCATTGCGCCGCCGCCGGCTTCCGCTTCCTGGCCCATGCTCGCAACGGCGTTTGCCAATGCGAACATGTCTGGCACTGTCATTTTCGCAGTTTTACCGGCACTCGCGAACCGCATCGTCATATCAAGGATTTGGGATGTGGAAGCGGCGCCCTCACTCGACATCACGGAAAGGGATGAACCGGCGCGCTTGACGAACTCAGAGAAGTCTTTGTCAGCAACTCCCGTGGCGGCGGCAATCTTTGCAAGTCCCGTCGCCGCCTGCTCACCGCTTAAATCCGTGGTAATCCCTAATTGAGCCGCGACCTTCTCAAATTCAGCCAATGCTTTGATCGGTACGCCGAGCTGGCCTCCAACTTCCCCAAATGATGCCAACTGCTTGTATGTGACAGGGATCTCATGGGTTAACTGAACCATCTGAACATTGAGTTCTTTCAGGTCCTGCGCGATTCTCTTGCCTTCTTCGGTATTAGTGCTTTTGCTGTAAAGCTTTTCGATATTGCCGAAACTGCTCTCCCGGGATACCGATGCGGAAACGGCTAATGCTGCGCTTGCCAAAACGGGATAGGTAACGCTCGATGTCAACGCCCCGCCGACAGATCGAAGTCCGCTGCCAATAGAGCCAATTCCCGCGCCTCCTCTACCCACAGGCACAATGGCCGGCGGCGGAGTGAGCGGGGCAACCGGCATGCTGGCCCGCAGAGCGATTTGCCGGGCAATCTCTGCCGTGTATGCCCGTTCAGCAATGATCATGCGCTGCGTGGCGGCCTCTTGTGCAAGCAAAGCACGGCCGACGGCGGCACTGTTTCGCGCTGCGATCAGTCCCGCATCGGACATGCCGATTTGTGCTCGAGTGAATTCCCGAGTGGCCACAGTTGCCAGGCGAGTATCAGCGGCGATCGACGTCATTGAGCGATTGACGGCACGGGCCAATGCTCCCGCGTTCCGCACCGCATCGGCCGTGTTCATCCTGACTGAAATTAGAACATTGGAAGCCATAAAGTTCACCTGGACAACGAGAAAAAGAATGAGAAAAATACTGCGATCATTACTTGAACATCCAAAAATATTATACCTTTTGGATAGTAAACTATTGTGCCGGTCATGTGTTCGGTTGCCATTGATTGATACGCGGTATAATGCCAAAATGAAGTATGGAGGTTTTTGCCGTGATCTTCTCCACTGAACGAGAGCTCCCCGTCGTATGTGGTCGTCCCCGCAATGCCGTCGATCGCCTGGTATCTGAAAACCTGGGGATCATCGACTTTGTGATCAAGCGGAAATTCTCGATCGTGTACGCCAATCAAACCCAGTATGAAGAAGCCTATGAAACGGGCTTGATGGCGCTATGGTCCGCGGCGAAACTATACAATCCGGCGAAGGGGATGAAGTTCTCGTCGTATGCGTTTATGTGGATCCAGGGGAAGATACTGCAGAAGCTCAAGTTTGATGCGAACCGAGCGAAGCGGATTTCCTTTTCTCTCGATGAAGCGGCCGGCGAGGACGGTGAGATCTCGTTTGCGGAGAGAATTCCCGATCCGTGCAGCGATACGGATTATGCCGGCATCTTGACGGATGACGCGATGCAGTCAATGGCTAGCGTCCTGCATGGTCGACGCCGGGATATCTTCGTCGGTGCCTACGTGGAGGATGCTTCCTTATCGAGCATTGCGACACGATGCGGCGTTACCCGGTCCTGCATCGGCTCACAGCATCAAGCCATGTTGAAGGATCTGAGGAAGTATTATCCGGAGTGGAAGGATGCGGTTCTGCCATCCACGGCGCCAGGTGCGAGTATGCGGGTGTGAATGCAGGTCAGATCGTTGATAGTCTGCGATCTGACCTTACTGCTTACTCATTTGGATAGCTTATTTGAGAGTGGTGATTGATGAGACTTTCCCATCCTGGAAATAGACATATTGGTTAGGATAAACCCATTGTTCGGTTTTGCCGGAAGCCGTCTCATCTTCATTCTTCTTACTGGGTGCATCACAGGCGAGCCGAACCTGTTCGCGTGTCATGCCAATAATGGCGCGTCCACTCTCAATTGCTTCCCAGATTTTAGCGGGCCATTTATACAGTGTCCGGGGATTGACATCAAAGAATGCGCTACGGAAGGTGTTTAAATATACTAAATCTGTATTGGTATTGCTTGCATGGATATCAATGAAACCCTCCCGCCCGTCGTTCGATTTCAAAATAAATCGAACAGGGGCGTCATTATCCCATCCCGCGACAATGTCTACCACATACACCTTCGAACAACGGTCGATGTAGATCTCTGAAAGAGCTTCAATTTGGCCAACAGCATCAGTATCTTTGCCTTCATCGTAAGTTTGCAAGACACCACTGCGACACCAAAGGGCTTTACCCTTCCATAGCTTTCTTGCCGTGTCAATATCTGACACAAGCGCAATATGCATGCAAGTTGGTGGATCGCCACTCACTTCTGCATAGTAAATGTCCTCAGTTGCATCCAGTTTCAGGGCAACTCGTTGGGTATATTTCGTAGGTGATACACTTTGCAAAACGGCTGTCTTACCTACGAGATCTTCATAGGGAGTATAAAAAGTTGTGGACGTATCGTTATCAGATTTTGTGATTAACTGATAGCCGTAATTTTGGAGACTACGGCGTATCGGCAGGAAGATGAACTTATGGCCAATCCACTCTTTAAATTGCAGTGTAGGAATAGGTGAGCCATCGTCCTGCCCCGTTGGCGCAACTGCACCTATCGAACCATTCTTTACATAAGCATCATCCGCGCTGGCATCATTGGCCCAGCCGAAAGCGATCAGACTTATGAATATTGTGGCAAGTAGCTTGTTCATGGTGTCTCCCTTACAAAAGTGAGACCCTGTTCTTCGAGCTTGGTTGCGAGTCCTGCGTTAAACGCTTCTCATCTCCTCTCTTTCGCGCGCAACACCTTCGGCCGGCTGTCAAGCATCTTCCGCCTTATGTAGCGCCGTGCAAGGTCGAACAATGTGATGACGATCCAGAGAAACCCTTGAGCTGCCCAAGGGCGCCACGATGCCCACATCCAACCGCTTTTGATGGCGTCCCAAAAGATCATCATGGAGACAAGGGCGCAGATTATCTCCCCGAAGATTGCGCCTTGCCAGAGTTCGCCCCAAACCTCATGAAGTAGATCCCGAACGATCTTGTTCATATACTTCCCTCATTTCGTAACGAAGAGCATGGGCTAACATAGCGGCTTTGAAACCTTAGAAAATATCATTTGCGGGAGCCCCGCCACTGATTGGTGTTCCGGCCGCAACGATGGTCCCGTTACTTTGGCTATTCCATACTTCGATAATCATGGAAGTGCCACTCGCGGCATCATAATAAGCTTTCCAATCGACCGCCTGCATAATCGCCCCTTTCCCTGCAACCGGTCGACCAACCTTTTTATATTGAGTTTTCGGCAGCCGGATAATAATCCGGTTTTGGAAGCCGGAAGCGTTGGGTTCAGAGACAATGGAGAGCACGACGGATACGGTTCGAATACGACGCCGTGCCCCAAAGGGCGCAGCGACTGCATCAAGCTGTCCGAAGTAGATGATTGCTTCGGCTTCATTCCCGAAATACATTTCCATCGAACCCGTGTTTTCGCAGCCTTCCTCATACAACTGAGTGGGACCGCGCTTCCCATTGAACCCTTGCCGTTCCTGGAGGTTCTTGTTTGCCTTCAATGAGAATTTGCGGGCGTGTGGGGCTGCATTTCCGGCAATAGAAAGCAACACCTGAGACGCGCCAAATGCGGGCAACGGATCGAACCCGGCGACGTCCAGACCAACGGCAGCGAGTGTATCGTAGACCAACTGATTGATTGCGCGCCATTCGAGCGATGCCAGTACCGGCGTGTCCTGTGTCTTGTCGATGTCCACGGACCACGAGCTGACCGCCGCGCCAGGAAATGCGTAAATCGATCCACCCCGCTTCTCAAGGAGAGTGTGAGGGATGTGGGTGTTCTTCGATTTCCACGTGTGGACATTAAATGTAGCCGGGGCGGCATCGGCGAGCGGATTGACCAATGTAGGATCAGTCAGCACATACGGCGATCCAATCGTCAGGTTCGATGCAACGAGTGTTTCCGCCCCTGTCGTTGTCGATGCATACAAATTCCACGCCGTTGCGCCGGTCTGGGTTGCAGGGCTGGCCACACTGATTGAGTTGATCCCTGTGCCGGCCGATGTTGTCGCCGAGAACTCTGTGGAAGCAGTTGTCACTCCCCAGTCGCTTGGCCGGACATACGCCGTTTTGAAATAAAATTGTGTCGAGTTGGGGAGTGTACCGCCCGTTCCAGAGGGAGTTGCCGTTGATGCGGCCGGCGCGGTTCCACCTCCAACCGTCGTGGTCGGATCGCCGTAGGTCGCGTTGAGCTGAGACGAAATTCCTTCCGGAGACAGGTTCATCACGATCGTATCGGGTCCGACACTGCTCAATCCCGGAACGGCTTCGATGTCCGTGTCGACGTTCTGAAGAGACGGACGATCACTAGTCGTGAGGTTGATGTCAAAACTTCCCGATACACGGTCATAGCCCTTTTGGGCTTTGACAGGCACACCTTCCGTCACTTCACGGCCGATCCCAAAAACGGACGTCGTACCTGTGTACGTTACTGGTATGACATAGCCACCTTCGGGCCATAATCCTCGTAAATATAAAAGCGGTGACCAGTCCGAATATCGACCATTCGCCGCTAGATAGCGTCGTGATTTATAAATATAAATCTGTTGGGAAATGCCTGGATAGTCTATAAAGGGAGTGGGACTATCGGCAACAGAAGTCAGAAGGCTGAAGTCGTTGTCGTCTATCCCGGTCGTCGATCTATAAATTTGGATCGCATCAGAAGGCATGATGCCTCCTTAACTGATCAGCGTCGCAGGCTCCTACTTCAATCGGCGGCGTTGTATCTTCTTTATCTTTCTCGCTCACGAGATTGCTCCTATGTGGCATGGCAAAAGGCCCGTCGGAGTGCCTTTTGAAAACGAGTTATATATTGATTTAGCTTACAAACAAGCGAAAAGCAGGCACGTTATCTATCAGGATCGCCTCGCCGGATAGATTAGGGATTGGGATAGGTGTCGTTGTCGCTGATGCCGCCGGACCATTTGTAATACCTGCCGAGTTGGTTGCTACCAATCGATACCAAAAAGTTGTTTTATCGTTTAACGGCGTATCTGTGAAAGTCGATGAAGTCGTTACGCTCCCCTGGATTGTTGCCCAGGTGCCTGCTGTTCCTGAAACGTCAGAAGCACGTTGCAGATCGTAGCTCGTTGCGCCTCCAGTAAGCGCAGGGACAATCACCGGGATTTGATAAGCGTTAGTCGTTCCGAATGTCGGCACAGGCGGGGCAGTCGGAACAACCGCAGAAGGTCCGTCAATGAGGCCGATCCCTCCAGACGCTTCAAACAGTCGCGCATCGCTAACCGTACCGCCGCCAATCGAGTAGAACTCGAACTGCCAATACCGGGCCGTAATGACGCCTGCACTGAAGTTGCGACTGACGCCATTCGTCCAAGATCCACCGGTAGGTGTAACCTGTGTCCATGTAGTCCCGTTGTTCGAGTAGAAAAGCGCGATACTGAAATTGCCAAGTGTGCCCGCAACTTCGGCTGATCCGACCGCTATGCCAGACCCTGCCCCGAGATCGTATAGTACTGAAATTGTCGGGAGTGGGCCGGAAACGTTGTATCCGGTGGATGTATTACCCACTGATCCATCCCAAAGCAATGGCGCGGGGAGAGTGAAGCTTGACGCCGGCAGCGCGGATATCGACGATAGGGCGCTGTTGAGGTAGAGAATTGACTGCGCAGAGCTCATATGTTTACCTTTCACATGCGGATGATGCGAGAGAACCTTGTCATCTGAAAAACGGGCTTGCTGATATGACGCCTCAACAAGCTTTGCATCTGGCCGGATTGCCAGCATGAGGGAGATCACAACCCAGGTCGCGAAACGGATCACTTTCGAAATATGCATTACTCCTCGCCTTCATTGACTGCAGTCGATGGCCAACCATTGAGGCGGAACCTGAGCCGTGCGTTGACGGATGTAAGCCGGCCGATCCTCTCATTCATCCGTGGTTCATCCCGAAGCATCCGGATGTAATCGGGCATTGATTTCAAGGCGTATGCCACCAAGTGGGCAAGCTCTTCCGCGCCTTCGCCGTTGCCAATCGGGATATCGACGAGTGATGTCAGGCCAACGGAATAGAGCTTCTTCGGCCCGTTGTTCTCTACCACTGAGGCCGCGGCTTGTCGAAGGGCACGGCAGCTCCCGGACAACCCATTGACCGATACTTGATCAAACCCAACGATAGATTTGATCAAGGCTTCTAGGAGGATGGCGCGCGCTTCCCGGTCGAAGTTTTCAGCATCGAAGCCAGGCGCGCAGCCGTGATCGATGTCGAGAAGCCATGCGATCGCTTGCAGCCGGCGCAGCGGTTGTTTGGACATGTCGACGTTGCGAATTTTCCGGCTGAGCTCTTGCGCCTGGATCCATTTTTCGCGCATGTCGATACCCTCGGCCGTCGGAGGAACAATGACATGCGATGACGGCCGGTAAGTCTCCCGGCCACTCTCCCGCCAGAAGTTGCCGTAGGCCGTGTCTACGCGCTTCCTGGAAGCCTTGACGATGATTTCCGTGAAGTGACCGATCTCCGGCATATCAGGGCAAGCGATCCCCACTTGATCACCAACGCGAAGAGACCGGCGCCATTCAATTTCAGGATCGATGGTGTTCATTTGTCGTCTGCAAACATCTCGGTCAAAGTCAGCAACTTTTCGGTTGTAAAGAACAGCACTGTGCCGGCATGGATATGGGCCAAGACAAAATCTTCCGCCGCCGCAATCATAGCGATGCGCGTTCGAATTTCAGCCGTGGGCTGCACGATCTTTTGCCATACCGGTGGCGGTGTAAGACGCGTACTCTGAAGCCCAGTCTCAACATAGAAGTGAGAATGGCCTGCATCTGGATTGATGGGCTTGATAACGCCATCCTCAACAGCCGCTACTTCCAATATCTGATATGCAACGCCGGTATATTCGGGAGTGTTGTGGTACTCAATGGCCACTTCATCACCCGGCCGGATCGATCGCCGCCATTCGAGTTCCTGCGGGGTGTCTTCCACGGAAGGGCATCGCGTATTCCCGATCTTGGCGGCCGGTAAACGAGCTCGAACCCGACTGATCTTTTCCGCTAATCTGTCTGCCATTCTTCTGCGCATCAATATCTCTTTCTATGGCGATCCATGAAGACCGCGGCTAAAACTCCGTAAAGGCCGCTGTAGCGCGTTGCCACGTTGCCGTATGAAGTAAATGGGGATGACTTCGGAAGACACGGGAATTAACCGCCTCCATGGAAGTTGTGTCGACACCACGACGGCGCAGCGCATCGATCAGAAGCCGCTCGCACTCAACCGCCGCCAAATGGCATGCCTGGAAGGGTTGAAGGTTTCCACGGATGGGCTCAATCTCCAGGCCGCCGACATCCGGCCGCGCCTTGAACTCAGCCAGCTCGTGAAGCATGTACAGCATCCGGAGGTCCTCGGCAGCATCAGCGTTATAGCGGACCTTGTACTTGCCGTCTTTGATGCGGACCAGTTCGGCGGTGAAACCTGGATGCCCGGTCACACGCTCCATGATGAGGCCTTCGTTTTCCGCAACCATGGTAACTTCCGCCGGCGTTGTCGGATCGCCGCCCAGATCGCGGCAAACACTGTCATAAATCATTCTCGCAACGAGTGCGATTTGCTCCATATCGCTCATTGGTCCATTTCCTTTGACCTGACAAGTCAATGATATTAACGTTGTTTGGCGCATCTCGGCCTATTACCTGTCTTCAATCGGTCGTTTCCCACAGTAAGCGCGGTACTATCGCAACGTCGAAAACGGATATACTAACTTAAACTCTCCCATCTAAAACCCAACCAATTCCGATCACACTGCAGCGCAACATCAATATCGCGAAAACGAAATAAAACGGCATAGATGGGAATTATTTACAGCTTCACCCACTTCGCATTATCAGTTTCGGTTTGTCTATCCATGTATTCTCGGGTGACAACCATGGCATATTCTGTTCCGGGAGCATCCACCAGTTTGCCGTTATCGTATCGCTCCCTGGGATCATCCACGGAAACAGGGTAGGGGGTTCCCTCGGCAGTCAGTTCGTCAAGTTCATGCTGCAGACAGGATATCGCGGTATCGGCGAAGTCGTCGGACGGATCGGTATAGCCGTTTTTGAGATTGCATAGCTTCTTGAACTCGGCGAGCTTGTTTCGAAGCCAGGCGAAGGCCTGTAGACGGGTGCCCTTCGTCGGGTCTGAATAGCGCATTTGAATGATGCGGGTTTCGATCGTCGTGAAGAGAGCGCGCGCCTTCAGGATAGTCAAGATCGCCTGTTTGTGTTGTCTCAGGGCGTCTTTAAACCCAGCCGGCAGCGTGTCGCCGTCGTACGTGATAGTGAGTTCATGAGCATCGTTAAGGCCCATCTGAACCGCCGCGTTGTCAGCCCATGAAAGCAATCTCGCCAGGTCGTGAGACGTTGGGCAATCTTCGGTAAGGTAAGCCGATGTCAATTGATCACCTCCGTTTTGCGGGTAGGAGCGTCGAAGGGAAGTTCGGGTGTGACGCTGTGACGCTTTGTGACGTCACTCCCGGCAGAGTTTTCCATATGAGGAGTTTCTATAGAAACTCTGCCGGGAACGGTGTCACTATCCGTCACAGTGTCACTATAGACGCTATTTCGATACTCCATTTCAGCTTTCGTAAGAAGTCCAATTCCCTGCCATTTGCGGGCAAGACCGGTGCGTTTTGCTTCAAAACCGCGCTTTTTCAGCGTCATTCCGAAGAAATGTTGCGATTTCGAGTACTCGCCGTTTTCCTTGCACCAGTCCACGTACGCGCGGTAAAGTTCGCCCGAAATTGTGACGGCATGTGACGCAACTATGCAGCGATCGGAGATGAAACTGCCGACAACATCCTGTTCTTGGCGGTAATCTGCCGTTGCGGACACGACTTCATCGGGTATTTGCAGGCCATTTTGCTGCCATGCAAGGCATCCTTTGACCGCCCAGTTGAGAATTCCGGGGAGTTCAGCCTGCAATTTCTCCAGCAATTTCCTATCGCGTTCGTTTTCCGGTATCTGCACGGTGAATGGAAGCAGTCTGAAGCGCCGCCAAATTCCGTCATCTTCGCCCGTAATCCGGGGCTTGTGATTGCCGTAGAACCACAACTTTGCGCTTGGGAAAAAGTTGAACTCAGAGGAATAGAGATCGCGGGCGCTTATGGTGTCAGTACCGGTCAGGTCTTTGATGCGCGACTCGTTGAGGCGGTCGCTTTGTTCAACTTCTGACACGGATATAAAACGCTTGCCGACCATCGGCGTGAGTTCCGGCGTTGCGTTGCCTGAACTCTTATCCGGACTTACCATGAAGACCTTTCGATCTGACTTATATCCGTAATCGCCCATCATATTTTTGATGATCTCGGTAAAGACGGATTTCCCGTTTGCGCCGGTGCCGTATTTATAGACAAGCAGCTGCTCTGACATGTCGCCAGTGAGGGAGTAACCGACCATTCGCTGAGCAAAGCCGCGTGTTTCTTCCTGCGGCAAAATACGCTCTAAGAAGGCGTCGAAGCGCGGGCATGTCGCGGCCGGATCAAAGACAACGGGGCTGATTTTCGTGATCATATCGGCGCGATCATGGGGACGCAGCTTTCCCGTTCGCAGGTTCAACGTTCCGTTCAGGACGTTGAAAGACCATGAATCGCTATCCCAATTGCTTTGAATAACGCTGACAGCGGGGTCCGATTCCGATAATCGAACCATGGCATTAAGCCTGTTTACATTGAGGGAGCTCTTCGCGTGTTTGGCCAGTTCAACTCGGAAATCGTCCTCGCGACATTCCGCGGCTTCACGATAGATTGACCGCGCTGTATCCTTCGCCATCTCCTGGACTTTGTTCATGGCGTCCGGCTTCCATCGTGTGCCGTCCCAGACATACCAAATCTTGCGCGAGTGATCGTAACGGACATTCTCATGATGCTGCCCAACAAATCGCCGTGCGTTGGCCGTATCCGTAAGCAGATGATATTTGTCTCGCGGCTCAGACGGATCATGGCTTTCTTGGGTTTCGACGGCACTCCCGTCCTGTTCGTCCACGATGGGGGCTGCGTCCCTGCTTCTTGCCGTGGAGGAAGTCGAGCGGCTTCGAGGCTGCTTCGGGCTGTAGTACGCCGTTGTATCTATGCAAGCTCTCCGGATCGTTCGAGATTTGTAATCCGGCCTGTCCCACTTTTCACGGTACAAGGCGCTCGATCTGAACATCCGGTCCATGCGGTCTTCATCATTGCCGGTCAAGAAGGCGAGCATATTGCAGAGCGCGAGATCGGCCCGCGATTCATCGTCGCCGTAAATGCTGATATCTCCACGGTGATAGAGTGCCTGAAACAGGGCGCCGTTCTTGTGCTTTTCTACAGCGATCAGAAGATCATTGTCCGAGAGACTGAGATTATCGGGCACTGATTTGGGCCGCTTCGATGCTTCCCGATCCTTGGCGATCTTCTCGGCAAAAACATGCTGAAAGAAGGCATCGAGCTGCGCCTGCCGCTTTTCGATCGTTGCCGTTGACAGAGGGCGAAGATGGCCGGTAAATGTGATGTACCGGCCATCCATGTACATTTCGATCCGATCTGCCCGCCGATGTTTGGGAGGCAGCTTCCCATACAAAACGATATGTTCGCCTGAGCCGGTTACGGAATCCTCGGCATACGTGTTGGATGTTCGAACGATGCTTTCTGCGTCCCAGAGAACTTCTCCCGTCTCCGGATCGCGTACGCCGTCGCAGTCAATAACCGTGATCCCATCATCGAGCGTGAGCACGTATCCGATCCCATCCACTTCAAAGTCTCGATTTGGATCCTGGTAAACCTCAATTGCTTTGTCGAATGAAGACCATGTAGCCTGCGCGCCATTGCCCGCGACCTTTGCATAGCCCCCGGTCTTCACATCGACCGGCGGCTTTGTCCATTTGCCGTCCCGGAATTCCCAACGCCAGCCAACACATTTGGAGCTGCTGCGGATCGGCTCAGGGATGTTCGCAGGAATGACCGCGAGCGTTGGCGGCTTCCGGGATGCATCTGTCTTATATTCAGTCATTTACAAAAAAGCCCTCAGCCCCCAACAGCTTCCTTTCAGGGTCCGCACTTAAATTAGAGGGAGCCTGAACGATCTCTACCATCTGTTTTGCAACAGATATTGCTTCCTCAATTGGGATACAGGCGAGATAGCCGCAGGTATCCCCGATGCCACAGCATCGCGCCTGACGTCGATCAACGTATGGTTCCATCAGCGTTTGCATAGCGAATAGGCCTGAATCGCTGAGCCGTTTTGCAATGTAAGAGAAATCGTAAGTCACGGACGCCCTAGTTCTCCGTTTTGCGATACGAACGATAGGTATCTGCCGCAGTTCCGCCCATAAAGTGAGCGCATTCATGAGGTGGTAATCTGCTCGGGCATCGGCAATAAACCCTTGTTTTATGATCTCATCGAATCGTCTTCGATCTTTGATATCGATCTTATATTGCCGACCCCATGGCCGTTTTCCATCAATGGCGTCTTGAAATAGTTGCTCTGTAATCATGGTTGTCACAGCCAAAAATCCTTTACGCGCTCGTTTGGCATATGGTAAGGCCGGTCTGGGTTGTTCCCATCCTCAATGATCTGGCGGCCTTCCATCCATCGGACCCCCCAAGGATAGATAAGCTCGCCAACCACGACGGCGGGACTGACCAAAAGGCGCGGCAAGAAACTGCCCGATCCCTTTCCCGCGCGCCGCGAAGCAGCCATCTCCGCAAGTCCCTGCTCATCCAAACGACGGCGAAAAACACGCACAGTAATAAGCCCAGGTGTCATAGCCCGCTTTCGGACAAAAGACGGAAGCCCTGATAATCCTGCCATCGGTCCAAGAAATTGATGCGATGGAATGACGAACATTCCAGTTTCCACGGCGTCTTTTGGCAACCCGAGCGCAGCACAAACGTTCTCTCCAGGGTTAACGTCGCAGTCATATGCCCAGTACTGCAGTCCGGTAGGCGCCATACTTTTGCCCAGCCGTTTGGACTTCCAGCGTTCGCCATCTCCGTCATTGGTACTTCGCAACACTTCGAATTTCCATCGGAAGATATCGGCGCTCCGGGCAGATACCGTCAGATACTTCACCACGAGGGGGATTGTGCCGCAGGCAAAGTGTTCCGCGCCCGGGGATGAGAACTGCCGGTATGTCGGATCCAGAGAGAGATTACAGATTTCCGTGAAGTGGCGCGCAAATTCACCATGCAGGCCCTGCAGTTCTACGACCGCGAGATCTGGTGTAAATTGTTCGGGCTGCAGTCCGTATGGTTGGTTCGGCATTCAAAAATCTCCGATAAAGCGCCGGCCGGGATCGATCCCGGCCGGCCAAGTTCTTCGCCTATGCTGTGGCGAGATGCTCCCTTGCACTCATCTGCTTGAATGCCCATCCGCAATAAAGCAAATCGAGTAGACGCATGTTGCGCCGTATCTGCCGAACCCGACGATCGTTGAAATCCCAATCTCGCATCGGGCATTCAAGCAGACTATTTATCAGCGACAGATCGTCGGCAGAGATGGCCTTCGCAGTCTCGATATCGGCGCTCATAATGCGTACCTGGGTGAAGCTCATCGCAGCGCCGAAAAACAGCGCCATGTGATACGACTTGCAGAGCGACCATCGGATATCGGGAAAATGCTTTGCGCCGACTTCCAGAGCCTGCCGATGCATCAAATCCGCAATTGCGCGATCCCTTGCAACTATTTCAGGGGTACTGTGTCTACTCATTTGTGCTGAAATTGTCGACATCAGAGGACCTCCTGCAGCTTGCCAAAGTAGAGCGCGTTGCCCAGCAGGTTCAAACGGCGCGAATGCTCACATTCGAAGTTATCGAAATTGGCGATTGCCGTCGCCGTTTCCACTTCGCCGATGCTTTGCTCCATCACAGCCGCCGCGATCGCATAATGAACGGTCACATCTACCGTCCAAGCCGGATCGCTACGCATCACGGTTCTCACGTGCGGATACCATCGGCGAACATCTTCATAAGACACCGCCGCATTGGATCGCTCGATGAATTCGCGGGTACGCTCCTCCACAGAGCCGCCGCGACCATGACCGAGTTCTCGCAACCTCGCCGTATGCCATATCAGCATGAACAGCAGATGGAAATTACGATGCCGCCGAATAAAGATCGGATCGGCTTCATCTTCTCGCAGGGGCACCCATCCCGGCAGTCCATGCTTACGAGCCCACATAATGGCCAGTCCGTGAGCAAGAATGCGCCCCATTTGAACGCGGGAGTAATCCTCGCACTCTGCAACTCTCAGGGCGTGAGGCAGCCGTTTGATCAGCACGGGATAATGCTTTGCGGCGAGATCGAAGGCGCGCTCCGTGATGCGGGAGACGATCTGCCCATAGACTGGATCGGCGGCGAGGTCCTCAAAGTTCGGCAACTCACCACTCGAAGCAGTCGGCATGTGGAACGGATGTTCATCTATGGGGCAAAAGGTAGTGTTTTGTATCATCCGAGTATCCCCCTTGTTCCGATGGATCGCAGCAAGCCGGTAACGATCCCGACGATCTCCATGCGAACTTCATCATGCAGGTCCCATCCCTCGCGAATTTCCAGGCCGTGATCGGATGATGTTACAAGAACTTTCTCATCTTTGCCGATCGGCGCGCCGGGTTCAAGTGGCAGGATAAGCAGAATATCATCCTTCTCAAAACCGTTCGCAGGTTGATCCTCTTCCATGTTAACCATCTTGGAGAACAGAGGGGTATAAGCCTCCAGGGAGAACCACGCTGCCCAATCCCTCACGGCCGGCGCTTCATGCATGTTCAGAAGTCGCATTGTGCCCTCCTTGCCCCTTCCCATCCGAGTACGGCGTTAATGATGCCCAGGATGGGCGGCGCAGCAACGCAGGCCTTTTCGCCCAAGAAAATGAACCTCAACGCCTCAATCTCCTCGGCGACATGGAACGGAACAACTTCGAACCGTCGATTGTCCGGAGTGAGAATAACGGTACGATGATCAGGGTTGACATGATCTGATAGATAGTGAGCGTTGATGAAGACGACATCGCCGCGAAGGATGTCGGGCGCAAGATCGAACTGAGCAGGGAACCATCCAGTAAACTCCGGAAGGTGTGACAGGAAATTTTCAATAGGGCCAAGCCACCTCAAGTTATAGTCAGGGCCAGGATGCGATTCGATATGCGTTTTGAAATCATCGGGCGGCCGGGACTGTTGAAATTCACTGAGGTCATCTAGTTCAGATTTGAACATGGCGCGCCCTCCTGGCAGGTTCCGAAGATGAGCGATCGGCGAACCTGATCGAGGCGGCGGTAGTGATTGGATCTCGTCGCATTAATATGGGCAATCGCGGCAGACGTCACGTCTTCACCGTCCGAATGCTCCAGCATGGCCGCCGAGATGGAGAATAGGGCGATGTGACCAATGCCGCGTTCCGGATCGTCGCCGATGACCTCGGCGACAGATGGAGCCCAGCGCGAAGCGGCAGGCATCGTCACAGGCGCATCGAATACCGAGATGAGCTCACTTATACGCTTTGAGATTTCAGCGTCGGGTGTTGCGGCGGATGCCTTGTGACATCCACAGAGTGGGGGAGGTTCGGCGGCACGTTGCACAATGCGCCGGTTTTGTAGTATCATAACATTGAAGCCTTTCGATAGCTCAGTTCCCGCTGAGCGTGTAGACATTAGGAGTTCGCTGGTTGCTGCCGGCGGGCTCCTTTTCATTTGTGCGGTTCATGCCGCCACCCTTTGCAATTCCTCTTCCACGGGAACCACGTCCTCAATAATCCATACTTGGCGAACCCGCTTGCCGGATTCAAGCAAGTGGGTGATCAGTGAATTCCGAGATAGATCAAGGGCCTCGGCGACTTGGGCAGGCGAATTGCCATTCGCGAGGAGATCTCGGACATTGCGGATTTGCAAACCAGTCAGCATGCTGTTCTCCTGTTGTTGTGAGAGTATCTCTGACACAATGTAAGTATATCACCCTCTCTTGTAGGTTGTCAATGCTTCTCTCACAACACTTTTTGACAGTGGGTGCAACCTTCGTTCAACTGTTGGTGTCATACTATCATCAACGGCAGACCGTGCCGAGTGTGGTTTATATATAGATGAATATCGACGAACTCCGTAAAAAAGCTCTTGAAAGGACTATCGATGGACCGTATTCTGATCTAGCCAAGGAAGTCCGTTACCTGCTTGGGTGGGTTGAGGGATCATCTCGGCCATACCTTACTTCACGCATGGCCTATCGTAAAACGGGTGTCAATTATTCGACGATAGCTGCAATGTCAAAAGGGGATCGTGGTTCATACGAGAGCGTACGTAAATTTGCTGAAGGTTTGGGAGGCGATGTCGACCAACTACTTCTCCTTGCTGGCTATGTTCCAACTGAGGCTATAGGCAGTGCTCCTGCGGTAAGCTCGATTGATGTCCAAAGCGATCTCGATAATACGGAAATCGGACTGCACTATATATCGTGGTTTGAGATGCTTGAGAAACAAACATACGGAGGTTACACGAGAAAGTTTACTCAGTCGGATTACGAACAGTCGAGGATGGACATTCGGAAACCGGCAAAGAGTGGCGATGTCGTTGCCCGCGATCTCCAAGCACGGCTTGTACAATTGTCAAAAAGATGGCGATATCTATATCAACTAACTGCAGACAACAATATTGCAATGGGTGAGGCATTCCGTGAGTGGCACTATCTAGTTGAACGCCGTCGCTTCATTAATATCGAAGACGAGGACGATTTGATTGAAGAGCGTGAGCTTAAGAAAAAAGAAGAGGAATTAAGTAGGATTGAAGATAGGATCGATAGTCAAGGTATGCAATTACGGAGAGCTGCAATATTGCTGAGCAAACAACTTGATCGATGGCAAGAGCATGTTGTTGAATGGCGTCTCTCAAAGACCTCTAACCGTTAACAAGCGAAACTATCCATTCGAAACAAGCATGACCGACCCCACACTACCACAACGCCTTAAAGCACGGCGACTTCATCTTGGCGTAGATCAGTCCGTACTCGCCGAAGCCATCGACCGAAGCCGGCCGCTGATCACTGCCATGGAAAACGGCAACAGCGCGATCACGGTCGATCAAATCGCCGCCTTTGCCAAAGTCTTGCGTGTGCCAGTGGGCTACTTCTTCGGAGACCAGAACGGGCAGCCGGAAGCGGAAGCTGAACTGCAGCATGCCTTTCGGGCATTGTCACCGAAGACGCAGCGCCTTGTACTGGCATCTGTGGTCGCAATACTCGAAGCGGAAACCTCTGACACGTCAGGACAATGATATTTCCGTGGCGCAACATTATGGCTGACTACCCCGCAATCCCATCTATACCGCCAAAATCACACCAGTTCCATATGCTGGCGTTTTGGCCTGTCTCAACCCCTGTTTTAGATGGGAATTGTCAGCATGGTCAATCGTACTGGTTTCGCACCAGCCAGATCTGCTCCTGATAAGGGCTCGGCTTTCCACGCGTCACAGCCGGAGCCTGGTTGATCTGTCCCCAATTGACAGCGGGGAGGTTATCCACGAAACGGACACCATTCTGCACAAGCGTCTTTTTCGTAATCAGGGGGATATCCTGAAGGATATTCGCCATCTTGTGTAGCGAAAAAGTGATCTTCATCACCAGAGGATCATTGCTCTGCACCGCATACTCACTCAGAGTAAGCGCATTCGCATCTATAGGCATTCGATTTGCTCTCCGTCAAACAAGAAAAGACCACCTCAACGAGGCGGTCTCAGTGGTGTATTGCCGCACCGGTTACTTCCGGCGCAACCTCGTTCTCATTGGAGCTGCAACGGCACATTAACGACTACGCCGCAGGTCAAGCATGACCAGGTTTCCGAGCCGCCGTCGCCGCCGCCCAAACCGCTCCGATACTCGCAGTTGCTATGACTGCCTCTCTAACCACCGGCGCGGGCGGCGCGCCAGGATTCACTTTAACGCCCCTTCATCGCTCAAAGAGTCCGGCATAAATCGGATTGCCAACGGTCGGGCTCCATACATCTCTCATGGCGGACGATCCTATCCCGATCGTCCGATCCCAAACAATGAGCGCCACGACTGCTTCCAGGCATCACCGCCACCCTGCGCGGTGAAAGGCTCATGACCCCCATATCCTTCCGGAGCCGGAACGGCGCTCGCCGCCGCCTTCTGCGCCTGGTAACGCGCCAACACTTGCTGCTCAACCGCCAGATGGTACTCATGAGAGGCGCGTGCAAGTTCAGTTACGGGTGCGCCCGTCATCTGGTGCAGCGCGATTACATACTCAGGGTCCATTTCGGGATAGTATTGCTGCGCCGCTTGCATCTCCTGACCCACACGCCATTGCTGATACATCGCTCGGTCGTTTGCAGCCAGTACACGCTCCCGTTCAGCCGCCCACAGCACCTCTGCTGTGTTCCAGTCGTATTCGCCCGCCTCAACCTTTGCGGCAAGCGTCGATGCGATGGGATCAAGCTGCGCTCGAATCTGTGCGTCTGCCTCCTGCGTCTGGATCGCCTCGATCACATCGTCAGGGCTGTCAAATCCCTGCTGACGGAACATATCCACGATTGGCTCCCACGCCTTAGCCTGGTCGCGCTCATGAATTACCTGCGCGAAACGATCGTAAGGAATAGGGCCACGTTCCTCGGCAATACCTCCGTCCTCGCGCTCGAAAGCCGGTACTGTGTCGCTATCTGCCTCCTCGGCCGAATTACTATCGGGCTGGCCATCATAAAAAAACGGCGTCTCCTCGCCAGTTGCGCTGCCCTCAAAGTCGGAGGATAGCGACTCCTCCGCAATATTTACTGCCTCGTCTCCGAAATCTTCTGCCATGGTTCTGGAGTTGCTCCTCTTTATAGAAAACCTTGTTCGGTATTACGTTTGTCGGTATGCCGCATCGCCTACAGCTGACCGCACTGTGATATCCGGCCCGTTCCCTGGCAGTGTGGACAGCAGTCAGGATGCGCCGGCGCGGGCATGATGCGTCCCGACACAGCCCGCCCTGGTGCGGTAGGATGGGGGATGGCATGCGGTGAAGCCTCATGCCCCTGCGTTTGCAGCTTCTTGGCTGCGGGAATCCCCAGCAGCGATCGATAACTCTTCGTCGGCGGTTTCATTCTGATTGCCCTTTCTGTTTCCTATCCCTGTTTGTCCGTCCGTTCCTTGTGCTGCTCTTTCGCCTGCTGCAGTGCCAGTTTATGCTGGAAGTTAAGATTGGCCAACTCAGCCGCATGCTGATGTTTTATGTCCATGATCTGAGCGTCGGCGGCAACGCGTGCATGTGCGGATGCCGCTTCATGAAGCTGATCTGCCTGTTGCGCTTGCTGCGCAGCCTGAGCGGCTCCTTGCTGCTTAAGTTGCTGGATCATCGCAGGATCCGGCGCATCCGCCTTTTGCTTTTCAATCACCTCGTCGATCCGTTTGTTGAGTTCGTCCGACCGCTCCAAATTGAGAAGGTCTGTTACGAGCCGCAGCGACGGCAAGTTTTGCGGCTGGAACGCGCCGGCATGGAAGAGATCAATGATTTGCTGAGACTTCGCAGCGGCCGTCTTGGGCGTTGCCGATCCTGGTGTAACCTTAATGCGGCATTCACCGCCCTTTGAAAGATAGCGGAGCATAAATGGGCCGGTGCGCTTCTGATTGGACATGCCCAGCCCCGCGAGTCCGGGAATGCCGCTCGGCCCGCCTATTCCTGGAGGTGGAGGCGCTCCCCCGGCATGCTGCCCGATAGCCCCGAGTATTGCCGCTGCCGTCGGCCCGGTGGGACCGCCGTCAGGAATACCTGGAGCCTGAAGTCCTCCTGGTAGCCCTGGCGTACCCGGTCCCGGCGGAGATGATCCCGGCGCGCCAGGGCCGCCAACTCCCATAGCAGGCATCCCGAGCGTTGGATTGCTGGGACCGAGAGGCGGAATGTTGGGAGAGGCCTGCATTCCCGGCGGCATATTAGGATCGACGGGCGCTGCCGGAGGCAGGCCCATCGGTCCTCCCGGAAGAGAGATGGGAGGAGCCGTAGGAGGTGCCGCGTCATCTTGCGGAAGCCCGATAATTCGCGGCTCCGCATAATATTGACCGCACAGTGCAATCTCCCAGTTCGCTCGCTGAACCTGCGCTGTCTCGATATTGCCGACAAACTCGGACATCTGTGTCTGATCAGACTGCTGCAACAGCTCGATCGCGTTTCCGGCCGTCACTCCAGGCGGCACAGATCCGTTTGAAACCTCATGGACACCCGAGATATCCTCCATCTGCCCGCCCAGGATCTGCAGGTAGCTGAACCAGTACTGGTTTACCGGCGGCGTCTGCTGGTACCCCGGTGGCTCGCCCACATACTCCACGATTTCATAGTTGCGTTTGCTCTGGTAAGCCCCCAGACTGATTTCGCTGCCCTCTCGCGCCAGGATCGTCGGCTTATCTGTGTTCACACGGTCTTGAATGCGAGAGAGGGTATTGTTGAATGCGCGCTGCAGTGGAATTAAGTCAGTCACGGCATTCAGTGCCCAGAGTGCCCCCGTCTTCTCCTGAAAGCCGAGGGGAACGAATGGAAACGCATCGCGCTTCTCATATGGCCATTCGCCGCAATGCAGCAATTGTCCGCCTGCCACGCGCGCCATCCGCCCCTTCGGGTAGCGAGCGCTTGGCTTCTCCCACATCTCATATAACGTGGCGCTGTTCTTGCCCGCCGCCGTTCCGCCTCGCTGTTGGTCGCCGACAATGCTGTCCAGCCGCGCCTCAATGTAACCGGATTCGGAACCGGTGTCGCCCTGCACCCGGTAGCCGGCCTGGCCGAACTTCTGCTGAAGGTAAGAGAGCGGAACGACTTTTGCATGGATTAGCCAGCCGCATTCCCGCCATGTCCGGGCCTTAGGATCAGGATAGACTTCGAACGGCGAAACGATGATCTCTTCTATGTCGCCAATCTTTGCCCGTACTTTGCCAGGGCGTCCAATCGGATCAACGGAAGGCGTCCAGGCTTCCTTGGTGGGGTCCCAGAAGATCTTCAGAAACGACGTCGATGTCGTCAACACCGAATCCACCCAGGAACGTGTCTGGTGTTGCCTGTCGAAAATCAGATCATAATGATCGAGCACGCATCGCGCCTCTTCCGCAGCGCCGATGTCTTCCTGTGTGTCCGTCATCGGCGCTACCGAAGCATCCGGCTTGGACATCGTTGCCCGAGCCTTGAGTTTCGTTGTGATCGGCCGGATCTTATTGACGACAATATACGATCGATATCGATCGTGGGGATCGATCAAGGATTCAATGCGCCCCGTCTCCGTGCGCCATTCCACCCACTGGTTCCCGATCTCAAAAGCCTTCGCAAGAAGCCACTCCCGCTCATGCTGCCTCCGTGCCTCCGCAGACTGCTTGAAGCGAGACATGACAAGCTGAACTATCTCCTGCTCGTTCTCACCTGGCGGCTGTGGCGGATTCTTAAGGTCGGAAGGCTTTACCTCACTCTCTGCATTTTCAGGATCGGTGAGGGCTGGATTAAAGCGCCCCCTTGGGACGGCGCCTTGGCCCTGACTGAATCCAAGCAGCTCTCGAAACGATTGTGTGGGAAGTCTCATATTTGGTTACCTGGCATGCCCTTTCGAAGACCGCTCATGCGTAAAACGGACCCTTCGGCTCACGTTTCCGAAGCAAAGGAACCGGATAACCCGCCCGCTTCAACACAATCGCCAGCAATGCCGTCGTGACGATCAAATCGAGAATTACTAAAATGAGCAGGGCAGTGAAAATTGCGGTCATGCATAAAACTCCCGTTTCTTCATAAACGCCGGACGATGATCCGCCTTCTTCGGCGTCGGAGCGGCATGAGGATCGATAGAAGCGCGGACCCTCGTATTCAGCAGGTAGCGGGCAGTGTCCACCGCATGGTCTTCCAGAGTCGTGTCCAGGTCTTCGGGATCTTCCTTATCGTGTATCATGATTCCGATCGTTCTAATTAAGTTCGGACAGTTGCCCCGAAACACGTGAATCGCGCGATCGTGCAGGTACTGCCGGAAGTTGCTCCAGCCATGCCGCCTGTTGTTATTGGCCTTCGAGCAGTTGATGCCCGCCTTCCAGTAATCCTCGACATCCGCCTTACCGATGCTGTCATCCTGTCTCTGCTTCTTCTGCCACATCGCCGGATCAGTCGCAATCAAGATTTTCTTGCCGTCGACACCCCACTTCGAGAGGCATGCGTTCACACGGTCCGTCTGCTCGGCATTCGTCAGCCGTGCCCCGTAAACTTCATCCACGATCCAGACATCCCCGCGCTCGTCGATCGCGCCCAGCAGGAAACAGAATGGCGCTCCGTAACCCCAGTCCAAACCTGCCACCCACTTCCAGTGCGTCGGCACTGTCTGGGGCAGGCATGTATGCGCATCGAGATCCCACTCTGTAAAGAACTTGGAACCGGAAACACGGAAGCACTCCTGGTCATTCGCCGGATATTCCTGTGCGAACAGGGCGCCCATACCGGGTTCACTGATCTTATAGCGCCTCCAGCAGAGCTGTGCGTCGTCGAGTTCGTACGCATCGGCCAGCGCCTGCTCGTCCCCGAATCGCTCGAATAACGCCGGCTGCGTTTCCCGTGTCACTCGCTGGAAATCTTCCGGCGGCTCCCGCCTGTACTCGTCGTGCATCCACCAGGCAAAAAATCGATCTTCAAACGACGATCTTCCACCCTTCGCGGCCTGATATTCCTCATAAAATAAATTGCCCTCGCCGTTTGCCGTCGTCTCCATAAACACGTTTCCTCTGGCCGGCACCGCCTGGAGAAGCCCCGTTACAACCTCAGGATATTCCCAGAACGCCGCCTCCGACATATGCAGATTGTGGATGGTAGCCCCGCGTCCCGATGTCTTGGAACCGGCCGTCATGACCTCGTACGAACTGTCCAGAGACGGCCAATAGAGGATGCGAGTATTGGCAAACCTTGTCTTTGGGCGGCGGTCAGGATCGAGGTTGTTGTAAAACCGGTCGACCATCCTGAACAGCTTTTCCGTACCGGCGGTATCGTAGGCGATTACCACGGTATGGCGGTTGCTGTTATTCACGGTATCGAGAAAGAAGAGAGCTGCAATGAGGGTAGAAAAGCCGAATTGACGGGCCTTGAGAAGGATTTCACGCCTGCCAGTCATATGGTATTCGCCGCGTCTCCAATCCGGCACGATGATATCGAGGTAACGCTCCTGAACGCTGTTCGGAATAAAAGATATGACCTCCGAGTCCTTGGTCTCAATACGCAGGTCCGCGAACGTAAACGGCCGCCTTGCCATCTCCTGAGCGATTGCCGCGCTCACAAGGCTACGGCGAGGTGGCGCTTCCCGGGGGAGGGATGGCATTCCATCGCCGTTCAATAGCGCCGATAATGACGGTACGGAGATGTTCATCGTCCACACTCTCTCTAACGCCCCTGACCATCTCCAGGGCGAAGGATTCGATCAGCGCGTTGACCTCCGCCACGGAACAAGCGCCCTTTTCGCGCTGCTTCTGAATGCGATCTGCCAGCGCCCCGATATCGCTTACCAACCGGGCCGCGGCGCTCAAATCCACACGGGTCGGCGTCGTTCCGCATTGCTCGATCATCTGGGCGATTAGCCCGCGCAGCAGAGCCACATCCGGCATCAGGTTTAGCGGGTCGGGATCCTGCGCAAATTCCGCCATCAACTCCTGAAGACGCGCCGATTGCACGCTGCCGTATCGCCCCGGCAGCGACAACAACGCCTCCGGAGGTTCGGGCGCCTCTATCTCATCCGCCTTTTCTGCGTCTGGCCCGTTCTCCACCCCTTTGCCTTCATGGTGTGTGCAGCAGCCGGCGCCTCGATGCGCCGTGCCTCGTCCTGCGGTTAACTCGCATGGCCGCCCGTCATCCTTAACAAAGCCGCATTTGCCGCGCGCCCTTGCTGTCTCGTCAATTGCCATCACTCCTCCCGTGATCGAAGGGTTCCTAACTTCGTCGTCCGTGGCTCTATTGCCCCTCGGCCCGGCCGGATCGGGCCGATCTTGCGGCTCTCGTCCGGTGTCAGAGGAATACGGAGAGGCTGTCCCGCCGGAAGCTTACCGTCACGGTACTCCGGATTGAGCCTGTAGAAGACATATGTCTCATCATCATTCAAACGTTCGATATCATCAGTGTCTTTCTTTCTCATCGTGTTTTCCATCCCATGCGCCGGTCATATTCGCTCACGGCATCTTCAAAGCTTGTGGGCTTGTCATGGCGCAGAGGGTGGGGAAGCACATATTCCACCACCTCCGGCTCCTGGTCCAGCCGGTATGCCAGACCATCATCGGAGAGACGGCGCGCCGCCTCAGGCGTGAGGATTGTCGGTGTTTTGATAACGGCCACATCCAGACCGCATGCCCGTGCCGCAACCTTGCGCAGGGCCATCTCATCGCTACTCATTGGTGTATAGATGGCCGGTGCGCAGGAATACTGCTCCCGGCGTCGTTGTTTTGCTAGGTCACGGCGGCTCAAAAGGACCTCCTGAAAAAGAAAAGGCAGCCCCATATGCAGGCTGCCTGAATCGAATATTGCTGGATATCGTCCACACTTCCGGCTTGTGTCCGTTAAGCTGGAATGCTTCTGCGGGGACCATTCCCGCAAGTGGTTAAGATTAGTTTTGGATCTCTCAGCCTGCCCGGCGAAAGGGGCTCGCCGGGCTGACCGAGGAGTCTTGCCGGAGGTTGGCCGGACTATCTTCCCACCTCCGGGCTTCCCGGAAGCGAGTTGACTTTGTTATTCTAGCATCGAACGGATATTCTGTAAACGTTTTGTCCCGTTCTGGGACGGATGATAATTTGAGGCGAAGAATTGAAGAATCTAGTGGACAAAAGATGAGGCGCTCTATGGTTTTCAGCTTGTCTTGATGGGGCTTCGTCAATGATTGAGCTTCTCGGGGAGGTCCGGCAAAACCCTCTTCAGGTACGAATACCAGCAAGTGCCGAATTGCCCTCCGCTGTTCTCGATTTTGCCCGGCGAGTAGCGCAATATGAACGCTTCAGAGCAGCTTCGATCCACAAGCACTTCGACGTGTCTCTGTCCAGCCGTCATCACGATCGCGTAAGCGGCATCAAAACGCAGCTTGCCCCATTTAAACTGATGGTATGCGTCGTAACTGCTCAGCAGCTTGTTGACCTTGTCGGCCTCGCTTTGCCCAAGCGTCACCTGGCTATCAATCAATGCCGTCGAATCGAACCTGCTCAGATGCGGCAGCGGATAGATCGGATCGCCTTTTAGTGTCGTCTTTGCAGGACCATGCGGCATTGGAGACAATCTGTAAATCACCACCAACTTCGCGCCGGGAAGCGGCAGCATACTCCGATAGATCTGCCATCTGTCCCATCCAACGATCAGTGACAACCCACCGGCGATAAACAAACTTCCTTTCATAAGGGGTCCCAT